GGCAGCCCGATGGGTAGAGCATCATCACTCTGTCTTGCGTTACGCTTAAAGATGACATACCACAAACAAACTCAACAGACTCGAGCCCGACATGCAACACACTCACAGCAACTTGAGAGCAAGCGCGCCAGCGCGCGCTAGTAATCGGTAGAACTATGGCACGCCCACTAACTGAATACGACAGCAAACGCTACAAAGCAGCAAGAGCCGAACTACTCCGAGACGAACCCACATGTCATTGGTGCAGACGCGCAAAAGCAACCGAACTAGATCACCTGATTGAGCACGACGAAGGCGGCACAATAGACGACGGATATGTTCCAGCATGCAAGCCATGTAACTCAAGACGCGGTGCTGAATACATAAACAAAAAAACAGCGATGCGAATCAAAAACAGAAATAACGGTTTTTTACACACGATGCAAACGCCCCCGAGCCTCATCCATGTATCTCTCCCAACTAGTCAGGATCAGCCTGAACTAGCGGTAATCAGCCACGACCAGCCAAGATTGGAAACGATCGTGCCGGACTGCAACGGATCGTGGGCTGGCCTTGTGGGGGACATGGCTAAAGAGCTGCTTCATGTTGAGCTCATGCCTTGGCAGATGCATTATCTTGAGCGCGCGTTGGGATTCACCCATGCTCCTGATGGGCAGGATGATCTTGTGCACAGATCCTCTCTCTGTTCTGTCGCTCGACAAAATGGCAAGACACTTTTAATTCAATGTTTGATTTTATTTTGGATGATTGAGATGCCGAAGATCCGGGGCACGAAGCAGACCGTCTTATCTACAGCTCACACTCTTTCACTTGCCTGTCTCCTCTTTGATGAGATTGCACCGATCCTTGAAGACCGCTACGGCGCCAAGATCATGAAGTCCTTTGGTCGTAACTCTGCGACTATGCCAGACGGATCAAAGTGGTATGTGCGCGCGGCGAACCCTTCAATCGGTCACGGAATGAGCGTGGATCTAATTTGCGCGGATGAGATCTTTGACATCTCCGAGATCACGATGGCAGGCCTGATCCCAACCCAGCGCGTCCGAAGGTCTCCTCACTTGGCGCTCTTCAGCACAGCTGGCACCGAGAGCAGCGCATTATTTATCAGACATCGAGAGAACGCGCTTCGACTTATTGACACAAATAACCCTTCTAATTTTTACTTTGCAGAATGGTCGCCACCGCCAACAGTTGATCCGATGCAAGAATCGTCTTGGTCGTGGGGAAACCCGGCACTCGGACACACTTTGACGATGGACACTTTGCGCGCAGAATCTAAAGATCCAGACCGCTCAAATTTTCTTAGAAGCTCGCTTAACATGTGGATCGCTTCAACCCAATCGTGGATTCAGACCCACCTATGGCCAGACCTTGAGTACGACGGCCCGATTCCTAGCGGCGGAGTGATCTCGGTAGAAGCGTCTATGGATGAGTCCAGATATTTTGCAACAAAGTCTGTCGCGCTCGGTGACGGTCGGACTTGTGTCTCGGTCGCTTTCACTGCCGAAACAGCCAAAGAACTCTGGGCACATGTCGCAGCTCTAGCCGCTGACCCTGCAATCAAGTTCATCTTCTCGCCAACTATTGACGCACACTGCCCACCAATCTTTGAGCGTCGGCGCGTCGTAATGGGCTACAAAGAAATATTGCAATACACCCCCATAGTAAAAAACATGATTACCGAAGGACGCATCGTGCACACTGGCGAAGCGATGCTCGCCGAACATGTCTGCCGAGCGGTAATGGTCAGAACGCAGGGCTCCATAGCAGTCAGCTCGCAAAAGTCAGCCGGACCGATCGAGTTATGTCGGACGATGATATGGGGCGCGGCTGCAGCTGCAAGACCGGGCAATTCCCAGAAGCCGATGCTGGTCACTGTAAATCAGTAACATCTTCTTGGCACTCGCTTACTTGCTTGCCTGTCGTCGGGATACCGCAATTGACTAGGCGAGTGCCACCACAATTCAAGCGCAATGTGTAATCTTGTGCTATGGGAATCTTTGATCGCAAAGTAAACAAGGCTGCTATCAGTCCCGCGCCTGCCAAAGCCGCTGCAGCTGGAGCAATGAACCCGGGCTACAACTCAAGCAATGCTGGCGCAAACATGATCGGTCAGTATTACACCTATCGAGAAGGCCAACTTCGCGCGGCAGCAATTTCAATCCCTGCAATTTCAAGGAGTCGAGACTTGCTTGCATCAGTAATTGGCTGCATGCCATTACAGATGTATAACGAAATGTGGAACGGCGAAGAAATGGAACGCGTCTATATCGCCCCCCGATCTTGGCTGCGTCGCCCTGACCAGACCGTCCCCTATAACTTTTTAATGGCGTGGACTTTTGACGATCTTTACTTTTACGGTCGCGCATTTTGGTACATCACATCACGCACTGCTGATGGTTATCCTGCGAGTTTTTCAAGGCTCCCAGCGGGCTCAGTCACCACGACCGACATGGCAGGCCCCGTCTGGTTTGCGCCTTCTAAAGAAGTTTATTTTCAAGGCGGACAAATAGATCCTGCAAACCTTGTGCAATTCTTGTCGCCAACACAAGGCATGGTCTATTCATCGCAAGCCGCAATTGAAACAGCAATTAAGATTCAAGACGCGCGCGCGAGAAACGCCAGCTCATCAATTCCAGCGGGCGTCCTTATGCAGACCGGAGGCGAGCCTTTAAGCGCGCAAGAATTAGCGGATCTTGCTGCAGCGTTTAACACTGCTCGAGCAACTAATCAAACTGCAGCGCTAAACGAATTTCTAAAATACGAACCTACAACGATGTCGCCAGACAAGATGCTTCTGATTGAGTCTGCTAATTACAGCGCTTTAGAAACTGGCGGTCGTATTGGCAATGTGCCGCCATACCTGATCGGCGTATCTACAGGATCGTATTCTTATCAGTCCTCGCAGCAGGCTCGCATGGACTTGCTGTTTTTTGGCGTGAAGTTGTACGCCGATGCAATCGCAGAAACACTATCTATGAATAATGTTTTGCCTAACGGAACCTTTGTTGCCTTTGACTACGAATCGTATTTAGAAGAAAATTACCTAGCAGACAAAATGGAAATGCCAGAATCAGAAAACACTCAAGAGGAGATCGCAAACTAATGATCAGATTTACAGCACCATCCGCCAGCATCGATGCAGCTGCAGGCGACGGCACACCATCACGAACCATTACAGGAATCGCAGTTCCTTACGGCGTAGCAGCAACAGTCGCCGACGGAACCGAAGTCATCTTTGAGCAAGGCAGCCTTCCAATCGAAGGCAAAGCACCGCGCCTATACATGAACCACGACAGCAATCAGGCCATCGGAATTGTCACCGAGCGCGTAGACACTCCAGAAGGCATGCTCTTCAGTGCCAAGATCAGCAAGACCGCCGCAGGCGACGAAGCCCTACAGCTTGCCCTAGACGGCGTCTTGGACTCGGTATCGGTAGGAGTAAACCCAACTAAGACTCGAGCAAACAAAGACGGATCGCTAACAGTGTTAGCAGCCGACTGGATCGAGTTGTCTATGGTGCCAGTTCCTGCATTTGCTGGAGCGATGATCACAGACATCGCAGCGAGTATCCACCACGAAGACGAAGAAATAAGTATCATAGAAACAGAACCTACACAGGAGAACGAACCCATGTCAGAGCCAACAGTCCCAGCAGTAGAAGCAACAATTCCAACTGCACCAATTCCAGCAAAAGCAAAGCGTGAATTTAAGTTGCCAACAGCTGGCGAATTTATGGCCGCTTACCACATCGGCGGAGACACATTCTCCAACATGAACGCAGCAGTCGCAGAATTTTCCGCATCACAGCGCACCGCACTCCAAGCAGCTGCAGGCGATGTCCTTACCTCGGACACGCCGGGTCTCTTGCCAGTTCCAGTTCTTGGGCCATTGGTGCAGGATCTAAACTTCTTGCGCCCTGTAGTCGAGGCTGTAGGCGCTCGCGCTTATCCTGACAACGGACGCTCAAAGACTTTCACTCGTCCAACAATCACGACACACACAAGCGTCGCTGCACAATCAACCGAACTTTCTGCAGTGTCAGCAACCACAATGGTCATTGCCGCAAATTCCATCGGCAAAACTACTTTGGCAGGGCAAGTGAGTTTGTCCTCACAAGACATCTCGTTTACCAGCCCCGAGGCAATGTCATTGATCTTGAATGACTTGATGGGCGAATACATGATTGCATCTGACAACAAAGCAGCGGACGACTTGCTTAGTGCAGCAAACTCTTCGGGCGTTTGGGACGGAACAGTTGCCGACTTGCTCAAGTCTGTATATGACGCAGCAAACGATATCTCGAGCAACCGCAACTGGATGCCGACACACATGTTCGTCTCCGTAGATGTTTGGTCACAACTTGGTCAGCTTGTAGACACAACCAACCGCCCAATCTTCCCATTCATCGGTGCAGGTCTCACAGGCCAGAACGCACTTGGCGGCGGAAGTGCAACATCATGGAACGGCACGCCACTCGGCTTGCAGTTGGTAGTTGACAGCAACTTTGCTGCAAAGACAATGATCATCACCCGCGTAGGTCAAGGCCAAGGCGATGCTTACGAATTTTACGAAAGCATTCAGGGCCTCCTTAGCGTGGACACTCCTGCAACTTTGGGTAAGACCATGAGCTTTCACGGCTATGTCTCAACTTTCGCTGCAATCGGTGGAATGATCCGCAAAATCACACAGGCTTAGTCGAGAGCGGAGCATCCGCTCATGGCTGTTTACAGCA